TCCAAGAGCAGACTACATACTGGCAGACATACAACGACAACCTTGCAAATCTGCGCGATAGAGCCGCAGATATTGAAGGTCTGGACGAAGTCATTTCCAGTTTTGCAGACGGAAGCACGGACAGCGTAAATGCCGTAGCTGGCATGGCGTCCGCGACAGACACCGAACTCGCCGATATGGTGGAGAACTGGAAGAATCTCCGCAAGGAGCAGGACGATGTTGCAGCGAACATTGCGGAGCTGAAAACAAACTTCACATCCGAAATGGATCAGCTCACCTCTGAGCTCGAATCTGACATTGAAGCCATGAACTTCTCCGAGTCTGCCGGCGAAAGCGGCCGCGCAACGATTCAGGGATTCATCGACGGCGCTGTCGGAATGACAGCTCAGGTGCAGGCGGCCTATTCCGCAATCGCACAGGCTGCAATAGACGCCATTGACGCAAAGCTCGACATTCACTCTCCGTCCCGCGTCATGGCGGAAAGAGCAGACTACACATGGGCCGGATTCCTCGATGAGACCTATGCGATGCAGAACGAGGTTGAGAAAGCCATGAGCGATACTGTCGGCGCCGGAATTAACGCATTCGAGGCTGACCAGATGCAGATTGTGGCAATTATGCCGCAGCTTCTTCAGGCGCTGAGCGGGAATGTTATCAGTGCTGAGAGCGCAGGCGGCGTCGGTTCCTCTGTGTCTGTGCAGGTCACATTCCAGATCGACGGTAATGCCGACATCACCACGCTTGATAATCTTCGTGATTACGGTGACGAATTTGCAGATCGCGTTCTTGAAGTTCTTGAAGAAGCCGGGATTGATGCAGACAGGAGGGCTTACAAATGACGACATATACAACCGTACAGGGCGATATGTGGGATTCCATTGCGTATAGCCAGCTCGGAGATTGCAAAAAGACTGACAGCCTTATGAACGCAAATTTGCAGCATCGAAACATTTTTATCTTTCCGTCCGGGATTGTTCTCATTATCCCGGATGTGGAAGATAAGGCGGAAAGCTCACTGCCGCCGTGGAAGAAGGTGTCCGGATGATTAAGCCGGAGGCCGCAAGACGCGCAGCGATTCAGATTATCTTCGACGGAACGGACATCACGAAATCCATTACTCCGTATCTTCTCAGCATGACATACACCGACAACGAAGAGGACGAAACGGACGATCTGAAATTCAAGCTTCAGGACAGAGATTCGCTCTGGCTGGAAAGCTGGCTTTCGGAAGCTGTCGAGACCGCAGCTGCCGGTACACTGAAAATCGACGCAATCATCGTCCGCAAGAACTGGTACGGAAGCGGGGACGCGATACTCCCGTGCGGAGTGTTTGAGCTTGATTCCGTTTCAGCTGACGGACCTCCGGCAACGGTGACAATGAAGGCGTCCTCTCTTGCCTTTTCTGCGACAATGCGGCAGACGCAGAAATCCAAGGCGTGGGAGGGATATTATCTGTCCGGCATAGCAAATGAAATGGCGTCGGAATCAGGAATGACCTGTATGTTTGAATCCGATGTAAACCCGTATTATGTGCGCGTCGAACAGTATCAGACAAGCAATATCGCATTCCTTTCCGCGTTGTGTCACAATGCCGGCCTCAGTCTGAAAGTAACGAACTCCATGATTGTGATTTTCAAGCAGGAGGCATACGAAGCAAAGAACCCTGTCGTTACGATTTCCAAAGGCGATGGGACATACGAAAAGTACAAGTTGTCCATGGGATCGGCAGATACGCAGTACGGTTCATGTCGTGTGACCTATGTCGATCCGGCAGGAGGCTGCATCGTCGGAACCGCGAAGGCCGACAGCAAGGACAGCAAAAGCGGACAATGCCTTGAAATATCGAGCAAGGTATCATCCGTCGCAGAGGCCAATACGCTTGCCGCAAAAATGTTGCGGCTTCACAATAAGTACGAAAAATCAGCGCAGTTTACGCTTCCCGGAAACCCGACGCTTGTTGCCGGTCTGACTGTCGTCCTGAAAGGATGGGGCGGCTGGAACGGGAAGTACATCATCAAGACGGCGAAGCATACCGTGTCAAACGGATATACGACGCAGATCACGCTGCGCAGGGTATTGGAGGGGTACTGATGGATATTGAAAAGATTCTGTCCCGGCTTGTGCAGGTTGGCACGGTTACTGACATCAATACCACCAAGCACCAGGCGCGTGTGAAATTCCAAAATACTGGAATCACTTCTGGGTGGTTATATGTTCTGGACAACCACCCGCACATTCCTGATTTTGATCCGGCGCAGCAGCGAACAAATGCGCAGGGCGGAGGAAGCGGAGAGGCGGCGTTTGAATCTCACAGCCATTCACTCACCATCAAGCAATGGATGCCTCATGTCAATGACACGGTCGTGTGCATTTTCCTGCCAATTTTCAACTCTGACGGATTCGTGATTGGAGGGATAACATGATTGTTGGTTGTCTTGGAGACATCGTTTTCTCCGTCAGCTCCGAAGTCGTTAAAACACTTGATAAATTCAAGTGGAGCGGCGGCGCGAACTACTCCGTGCATAAGCGTCAAGGGTACCACGCGCTCACCGAATTTACCGGCATGGATGCTGATAAAATCAGCTTTGAAATTTTCCTGTCCTCTTATCTCGGCGTTGATGTTCAGAGCGAAATAACGAAGATATGGACATACGAGCGAAACGGTACCGCGATACCGCTGGTTATCGGTGACAAGGGTTACGGAAAATACAGATGGGTGATACAGAAGCACTCAACAAAAGCTGAAACATTCGATGGACGCGGGAATATCACCGAAGCAACAGTAAGCATTGACCTGCTGGAATACATAAGGTGGTGACGACATGAGCTATAAAATCTCGTCCGACATTTCAAAAATATCTCTCAACGAAACGGACACGGTAAAATCCATCCTACAGAATGTCGCCATTATCCTCAGAACACGGCAGGGTACGGTACCTTTGTACCGTCAATTCGGCGTATCTATGGGCTATCTCGATAAGCCCACGCCCGTCGCAGCACCCCTTTACCATTCGCAGATCAAAGAAGCAATCGAAGAATTTGAGCCGAGAGTAGGGGTCGTGAACATCTCGTTTACGACAGACCCGACGACGCCGGGCGTTCTGCTCCCGACTGTGGAGGTGAACATCATCAATGAGTAGAAATTCGGAATACCAGTTTGTGCCGACTGATACGGAATCTCTTGAATCGCTTATGATTGCAAGTTACGAACGGATCACCGGCCAGTCTGTACGCCCAGCGTCGCCGGAGAAACTGTTTATTCAGTGGGTCGCCTCCATCGTCCTTCAGGAGCGTGTTCTCAACAACTACACGGGCAATCAGAACATTCCGAGCCGCGCAGAAGGCGCGAATCTGGATGCTCTCGGCGAGCTGTTCTTTACCTCTGATCGGCCTTCGGCGATTCCCGCCGTATGCACGGTACGGTTCAATATCTCGGAGGCGCAAAGCTCCGCCGTCACGGTTCCGATCGGCACAAGAGTGACGGATGTTGGTTCAACGCTGATCTGGGAAACGACATCTGATGCCGTAATCGCAATCGGACAGACCTATGTTGACGCACAGGTTCGGTGCCAGACCGCCGGAACTGTCGGAAACGGATATGAAATCGGACAGATCAATAAGATTGTTGACCTGTATGACTACTATTCGTCCTGCTCCAACATCACGGCATCCGCGTCCGGGTCGAACGAGGCGACGGACGAAGAATTCTATGAAATCATGCGTCAGTCAATGGAGGCGTACTCCGTCGCCGGATCAATGGGCGCATACAAATATCACGCAAAATCCGTTTCAGGAGAGATTGCGGATGTGGCAGCGGTGAGGCCGAAAGATCACATTTCCGATTCTCTGGACATTTACACATGCGGGGATGAAAAGGCCGCTTTCCTCGGCGGAGATTCACTTTTAATCTCGTCTCTTCATGTGTACCCGCACGAATCGGAAACAGCCGCTGTAATCGAAACGGATTACACAGTTGACTATGATGACGGTCTGCTCACAATCGGCATTGTTGCTGACGGCGCACTTGACGATGAAACTCAGATTGATGTAGAGATTGACGATCTCGGCGGAGGTCGCGTGAAAATCTATGTCCTTATGTCTGACGGTACAATTGCCGGAACGGAAGTGAAAAACGCCGTGCTTTCGGCCTGTTCCGAACGCACGGTTCGCCCTCTCACGGACTCTGTGACCGTGAACGATCCTCAGACAGTTTCCTACAACATCAATCTGACCTACTACAACCCGAAGGACAGCAATCTATCCAATGCGGAAATCAGCGCTGCGGTTAATGCCGCCGTTGCTGAATATAAGAAATGGCAGTGTGCGAAGCTTGGACGCGACATCAATCCGTCTTATCTCATTGGCCTGCTTATGAAAACGGGAATCAAGCGTGTTGTCGTAACCAGCCCGACATTCACGACATTGAAAGACGGATCGCAAAACGAAACCCCGGAGGTCGCTGCAATCGGGACTACCACTGTGACATACGGAGGGCAGGAAGATGAGTAACGGTCTGACGGCTTCCAACATCCTGTCGGTGCTGCCAGATGTTCTTGCGCAGGACGAAGAAATGAACGCGCTCGCCGCGTCGATTGCTTCCGTGCTGGCAGATAGATCTTCCGAGATTGAAAATCTGTCAATTTACTCCCGCATTGAACAGCTCCCGGAGGAACTTCTGGACATTCTCGCCTATGACTTCAAATGCGATTGGTGGGATTACGACTATTCGCTGTCAGAGAAGCGGGAAACGCTGAAAAAGTGCTGGTACATTCACAAGCATAAAGG